TGGTGTTGCGGCGGAGATACATTGGAACACCACCAGCGCGAGTCACTTGAACTTCGCCGTGATCCATTATTTCCGTACCTGCCACTGCAAAATCAACAGCAGTTTTACCCACCAACACGTTGCCTGATGTGTCGATACGCATACGTTCTGTATTACCACCAGCATGAAAAACTAAGTGAGCAGAATTTAAATCATAACCTAAACAACCTATGCCTGCTCCAGACGTTGAAGCCCCAGCAGTAAGCTGTATTCTTGCTCCGTCATTGGCAGAAGTTCCTTCATTCTGAAATCTTGCAACATCAATGAGACCAGAGCCATTACTTCCTGTTGATCCGTGTAAAATACAACTAGGACTTGTAGTTCCAATACCAACTCTATCATTACCACCATCAACAAATAACATATTAGCGTTGCCATTAGATTCAACTCTAAAGTCTGCATCTATTGAACCTTCGTTAAAGACTGCGTGTCCACCAGCAACTGGTGTAACCACAAATCCGCCATCGTCTTTTATTCTAACTCTCTCTGCTGTAGACCCTCCGCTGGGCTGTGTGAAAAAAGCTATTTCAGAACCAGAAGAGCTGTCATATGTTAAAAATCTAGCTAAGTTTGTTGACCAATCAATCAACATTCCCTCTGAAATACCAGCACCTGCTGCACCATTTATTTCAATAGCTGCACTGGCTGTTAAAAGACCATCCACATCTACCACGTCTAGGTTAGTTGTGCCGTCTACGTCAAGATCACCATTAAAGTCTACATTTCCAGCAACTGTTAGGGTCGTAGCCATATCTACAGCACCATCAATATCTACAACGTCTAAGTTACTTATGCCATCAACATCAATATTTCCACTTACATTTATTGTAGGAGCAACTAGTGTTCCTGTCATTGTATCGCCAGTAATTCTTACGAAACCAGTACCAGTATCTAAAGCAGTCTTTAATTCAGCGTATGTTATTTTCTTAGTCTGTACTGCGGATGTATCAACGACTGCAAAAGCATCAACATCTGCAAGGTTTGCCCCAGTAAGGGCGGTAAGTTCACTTATCTTTTGATCAGCCATATTTTATTCCTATATTAATTATTTAAGCCCTTAGTTCAGACCAATGGATTCTAGTTCCAGATGTTAATTTGTAGTAATGATTAACTGGCACAATAAAACTAAATGCAGACCTTTCGTATTCACCATCATTCGAAGGCCAAGTTGCTATTGTTATATATGAGTTTGTTGCCGTACCAACGTAAATTGCTGGTTCTCCACCACCATCACCACCTCTACAGTTAATTGCTACTTGTATTGGTAATGATGTTGTGTTTTGATACCAAGTATTATTTACACGGTTACTAGTGGAAAATGATTGCCACGTTTGACCCACACCGATAGAGCCAGTACTTATTTGATCTATTGCATTCTTAACTCTTAAAGCAGTCATTGTTTTAGTATTTTCAGTTCCAGCTTCAGCTTCAGATTGAGATGCTATAGCTACTTTTGCTTCAAACGCAGAACCATTAATAATACCAATCGTTACCCAACCACTGTTAGCTTCGTTTCTTATGTAAAGAGTGTTTGTGTCAGTTTCATACCACAGCATATTAGCAAAGGTAGTTGATGGTGCGCTTGTACCTGACGAAAGACTAACTAATGCACCTAAAGCATTATTAATATCCGCTCTCGCATTAGCTGAAGTCTGATTAGCTATGTTCATATCATGTTGTGACATTTAATATCCTACCGTTCCTTTTAATACTGATATTGAAGGTGTTACATTGGGGTTTGAATTAGATAGTGTTGCTCTGAACCTAAAACCACGACCAACAACTTGAGATCCATTTGCGGCTGTATATGAACCCCAAGTTGGAGAACCAGAATTAGGATCATCGTTAGTTGCAGAAACTTCTACTAAAACAAAATTATCGTCGAACCCTACATCAGCGTCTGTCCAATCATCAAAATTCTCAGGCCAAGTATCCCAGTTTTGGGGTATCGCATCCCATAATGTCGTTGATTGGTGCCTAGTAAATACTACTTCTGAAGAAACTGTTGCTGTTCTAGCAGTGGTTAAATCAATGTAATTATTAAACTCATATGTGCCAGACGCACTACTTGAACTAAAACTTGTTAATCTTAATTCATCAGGATCAGCCGTTGTGTAAATAGATGTATTACTTTTAGATCCTGAGAAACTAGGGTTTTCTGTTAGTGTTGTAGACACACCTAAAGATGGTAACTGTGATGCAGTAATAACAAAACTCGTAGCTGTAACACTTTCGTTTCCAGTTTTATCATATGCTTTAATTAAGTATGTTCCAGATAAAGCTGGTAGAGCCGCACTTGTTGCTGGTCTTGCTATTTTTTCTATACCAACAGGATCAAAACTTGAATTTTCCCATGTTGCACCAGACGTTAAAGAATTATGTTTAACTTGATAATAACTTAAATCTAAATCAGCAACAGCAGTCCATTTTAAAAATAGTGTACCTGACGAAATACTAAAACTAAAATTAGTAACATTAGCTGGAGGTGTTGCTTCTGGTAAGAAAACAACGGAAGCTGTTGCATAAGTTCCTTTAACACCTAGTGAGTTTATAGCTCTTGCTCTTACGTTATAAGTTGTACCAGTTGTAGATGCTTCTAAATCAAGTATTTCAAATACACCTAATTTACCAGTTCCTAGAGCTTTATATTCTGTTTCTGATTGCTCTTTATACTCAACTTCTACTTTATCAACTTGTGATGTCTCATTAGCACTTGCTGTTGTTGTCACACTCAAAACATTAACAACGTGTTCATTAACTATTCTCAGTTCTTGACCAAGAGTTACACCTATGTCTGGAACAAAGAAAGGTGAAGGTAGAGTTGTGTTATTAGTTTCAAACGCTGTTTCGTCAGCATCCCAATCAAATATACCAGAGCTTATTTCTTGAAGAACCATATTGCATTGAAGTGACATTTCAGAATCTAACCCAAATGACCAATCAACAACCTCAAATAACTTACCTAAAGAACTATCGTCAGGGTCTTTAAATCCTAATCTTTCGTTTTTAAGCCTAACAATATCACCAACAGTTAACTGTAATGCTCTTAAACCATATACACCAGATACTGATAACTGCTCTCTGTTCCTATACAAAGAAATCTTAGATACCCTTTGTGCTTGAGGGGAGTTTGATATAAAAGGAAAGTTTAATTCTACAGTGTTTTCTTGATTGTTATCTACACCTAAAAATACTGTTGAAGTTATTGCTGGATAATTAGTTGTCTGCCAATTAGTTTGTTCCCCTCTGAAAGTACCTACAATCTTATTAAAACCGTCTCTTCTTGAGTTTCTTGTTTTAATTGATAAAGCAGATACAAGATCATTTTCATCCAAATTAAGAACTGGGCTTGTAAAGGAGGCGGCTTTCATTTTCCACTTACCTTGGCTGTACCACAACATTCCACCCATTGAAGCTAACATTCCAGATATAACTTCTTTTGGCGCTGAATCAGTTGTAAACATACCATTACATTCATATCTTTTTTGTGTTCCACCACCAGAAAGAGTTACGTTTTCATCACATACACTTGTTGCTGTCGTAAATAAACTATTGTCAATTTCATCGTAAGTAGCAATGCCACTATAAACTAAATAGTCAGCTAAACAACGTGCGGAGTTAGCACTATAAGTTCCAGTACTACTTCCAGTTTGAACAACCTTTTTACCTTGTACTAAAGTTGTTACTTGTGGAACTCCGTTTGGAAAAACATCTGCATCAAATTCAAATCTTGTGTATATGTAAGCTATACCACTTGCTTTATGATCAACTCCCCACTGAGAACTCTCTGACGCTAGAGTTGCATCAGCCGCTTGGTTGTCTTCTCCTAAGTGTAATTTAATTCTTACCTTACCAGCATACTTAGTTGGAGAGGACACTTCATATATTGGTAAACCGTTAGAGTCATTTGATGAAGTTGTTAGTGTAAGTTCTTCATCATTTAAATATACTTTTTCTATTTGTTGTACTTGATGTCCAGCTAAAGCAATTAAACTGTGTAAATATTTATTATCGTTAGTTGTTTCTTGATAGAATATAACACCACCAACTTTAACTTTACCATATATAACAGCAGTAGGTTGTGCGGCACCATAGGTATTTACTGTGTAACCCTTTCCTAATCCAGAAGGTTTAGGTACTAGAGCGTTAAGAGCATAGCCTAAAGCTAAATTAGTTACTACTGCTGTTGCAAAAGCAGTCCAAGTAAATCCTGTACCAGCAGTAGTAAATACGGCTGAAATAATTGCCATAACAGTAGCCATTTCTGCTTGAGCTACCGTAGGAATTAGTACACAAGTTAAGAATGTAGTAGCTAATATTATCTTTTTCATTCTACACTCCAAGTAATACACCTATTTACCTCAGCAAATAATAAACCTTTTTCACCAACAAAAGCTGATCTTTTATCTACCTTTACTCCCAGAGAATAACCCAGAACATCACCCTCTGACTTTATAGCAACTATAGATCCAACTTCAGCTAGTAAACACCTACTTAATCTATCATCTAGCCCGTCAATAATATCATTATATATTCCATAACGAGTAATCCTAGCGTAGTTTAGTGCCGCTCCTCTTGGAGTTGAGTAAGATCCAAACCAATCATCTGCAAAACCTACATTACGTTGGGCTTTAACTGCACCATTAACAAACTTAAGACAATCCCATTGACCCCATATAAAACCTTTGTCTTTACAGTCATCAATATATTTTAGTAAGTTATCTTTCCAATTAGTTAGTTTCACTGGCTCGACCCCAACTTAGATCTTTACCTTGTAAGTCATTTAAAAACTCAAACGCTTTATCATTTGGAAATAGTGCTTTTTGACTTTCGTTGTTGTATCTTCTAATAACTGGTTTATCTAAATCTAATAATTTACTTTCTAGAGATAAACTAATTGTAGCTGTGTCTGGACTCTCATCAATGTTCATCTGATCCATGTAACCAACAAACATATCAACAAGAACATTTGATTGTTCTGGATTTTCTAACCCAATATCGATTCCACTTTCGAGCAACATATTAAAAGCAGTTTCAAGTTGTAGTAAATTATTATCAGCATCAATCAAACCAAATTTTATTTTACCAATTCTACCTTGATAAGGAACACTTAATGCTAAACTTAACATATCTGCTGGAATACCACTTAGAGTAAGAGTTGCACCTGCGGCTTGTATTTCAGCAGTTTCCTGTATATTAGAGATCTGCATAAGATTTCCAGTACCTATATAAGTAATTCCATCTATTGTTGTATCACCTAGACCTGTCCAAAAATACAGAGGTTCAGAAAGTATAGTGTTACCTGTAACTGTTGCATTGTCACTATGAGAGGCGGCTGTTGTACTATTAATACCTCTTGTTAAACCTGTTAAAGTTAGATCTGTAATCCCTGTATATGAGATTTGTTCAGACCCTATTGTTACAGTACCGTCAGAAAATAATCCAGCAACTGATTCAACAGTTAGGGTAGTTTGACTTGCATTTATACTAGCAGTTAAAGAAGTTGTAGCTGTACCAATAGTTGTACCAGTTTCAAATAGTAATTCTACAGCAAAGAAAGGCTTTACTTCATCAAACTCAAGGTAAGATAGTATACCTGTAAGATCTCTACTCATACTATTGCCTGTACTGCACCAAAAGTAATACCATAGTTTGAAACATCATTGATACTCCAGTTACTTGTGTTATCATTAAGTCTAAATACACCAACTGTGTTAGAAGTAACTACAGTAGAATTATCAGCTTTTGCTACATTAATGTTAGGCCATATATCTAGTAACACTTGACCACTACTATCACTGTTAGCGTCAGCTAGTACCTTATGTAATGAAGCAGAGGATGCAGAACCTAGTTGTATGTAGTCACCTGCTTTAATCCAAGGAGACTGAGAGGCTGTACACCCATCTATGTTTAATGTATCACCTGTTTGATTAGCACCATTAACTAGAGGTGTTCCTCCAACTGAACCTCTTGGAGTCGCATTATTAGGGTCCCCCAGTAGAAAAGTACCTCTTAATCCCCTTAGACTAACTAACCAAGCAAGCCATACTTCAGCATTGTCTCTTTTCATAGGCGGTAGAGTAACATCAACTTCCCACCTTTGTCCTTGATGAGCAAATACTTGTTGTTTATACGTAAAAGGAGACATAGACATTGCTACCGCATTAACAGCAGTGAATGTAATATCTTGAATACCAGTTACAGTTGGTAAGGTTAGTGGGTAACTTATGCTCATGCGAATGCACTCCCAAATGATCCACCTCTACGTTTAGCATCTAGGACTGCTGACTTAGCACCTTCTGCTATCTGAGGCATAAGAGTTTTTATTTCGTTTCTTACTGTCTGGGCTACACCAGTAGAAACATTAATAGTTTGGTTAACTACAACACTCCCCCCTGATGATTCAACGCCTAGTTTACCGTCAGGTCCTCTCTTAAGAGGAAGTATAGCTTCTGGTCCAGCTTCACCCATAAGTCCAGTGTTACCACCTGACATTGGGAACATAGTAGGAGAGCCAACAACACCACCATTAGCGTAAGGAATTATCTTACCATTGTTAAATGCATTACCGTTAGCGCTAGGGAATACATAACCTGATAAACTTGTTATAGCAGTTTTAGCTTGATTTACTATTTGTTGTACTACAAGTATTCTATATAGCTCTTTTATTACATCTGTAGCCATAGATCTGAAAGCATCAGTTACAGACTTAGTACCATCAATCATAGACATAAATCCAGACTCTAAGAACCCTTCTATTTTCTTCTCAAATTCTGCTCTTTCTTGTTCAAGCTCTAGTAGTTTTTCTTTCTCTTCCCTCTGTTTTCTAGCTAAAAGTAAAAGATTCATCTCTCTAGTCCACTGCATATCTAAATCGTGTATCATACCTTCGCTTAGCTTAGCTTTTCTAGCGGCTTCTATTTTTCTCCATCTCTCTTGTTGTAATATAGCTGTTTCAAGTTCTAGGCTGTCTTGTCCGTAATCTAACTCTATTTCTAGAAGTTTTATTCTATCTTCAGCTTCTTTATTTTGTTTTTCAAAAAGCTCTTGTCTTGGGTCATAACCTTTTGCCATTTGCTCCATGCCACCTTTAAAGGCAAGTTGTTGAGCTAACTTTTGCATAGTCTCAGTAAACTCGATTGTTTCCTGTTCGTATTTTCTTCTTTGCACAAGATCTTGAGCCATTAATATATCAAAGTTATTAGATTGAGCATCTTGTATGTTTTTTTGTTCTATTGAAAGTCTAAAATACTCATTAAAATAAGATTTTTGTAAGTCTATTAAACTATCATAATACAGTTTAGATTTTTTTAAATTATTACTTTCTTCTAATCTTTCTTCTGCTTGTAAAACCTTAGCTCTAAATCTTGCATTCTTACTTTTTTCTAGTCTTTCTTCTTCTGATTTAATTAAAGCATCTGTATTTTTTATTATCTCCTCTGCCATTTCCTCAGAAGAACCTTGATAATATTGACCGTATGGACCAAGATCTGATGGATCAGGAGCCGCCCCTCTTTGTAACTCATTACGTAATTCTTTTAACTCTTCTATCTTTTTAAATATAGCATAATCAGCTTCTTCTGTAAAGCCAGCGTTTAGCATATCTATTTGTAAAGCTAATTCTCCAAACTCTTTACCTAAATCTTTTACAGCTTTTCCATAAGACATTAGTGAGTTTTCAGCTTCTTCCATTTGCTGACGAGTTCTTAAAACCATAGTACCTATGGCAAGACCAATACCAACTATAGCACCTCCAATTCCAGGAATCAATCCAGCTAACTGTGTACCCTGTTGACCGAATGCAACTAAAGCTGAAGTACCTGACTGAACTTGAACAAAGAAGTCACCAACCTGATAACCTACTTGTTGAGAAATCATTCCAAATCTATTTGTTCCACTTTTAGCTTGATTTAAACGATTATTATAAATTGAAAATTCTTTACCGCCTCTTTTTACAGCCTCAGTTAACGCCTTTTGTCTACTTTCGAGGGCATTAGTAGCAATACTATACTGTTGTGCAGTAATTTTACCACTATTATGAGCCTTTTCAAGAGCCTTTTGATCTCTCGTTATAGCCTTAAAAGCTTTTTGAGCCTGTAAAATATCTACTTCTACTGATATTTCAATGTCTTTAAGATCAGCCATTACTATTATTAACCTTCATATATACTTCATCAAGACGTTTTATTGCTTCGACCTCCCAAGTGGAAATTGGCGTAGCAGTTAAATCTCTCCATGCTTTTATTTGTTCATAACTTAAGGGGTTAGCTCCAGAAAAACCAGCAGTCCTACTGTTGCTTAAAGTAACAAAGGCAGACCAGATATGAGACACTAGCGATGGAAATTGGGGTCCATTTAATGCTTGTGGTCTATGTCCAGTCTGCCTTTCAACTTGTTCTAAATGTTCATATTCTGTTGTGCCATTTTGATCAGGAACATTAAGTTTAAAGCTGTGTTCAGCAAACTCAACTAGTTCTTCAATCAGGCTTTCGTAAAATCCAGAGAGGTAGAAACAGCCTCCTCAATCTGATCACGAATCCAAAATACCTCAGAGTAAATCTCCTTTGCTTTATCAACAGAGAACTTAGGTTGTTCCTTGTTGTAAGTAATGTTCCACTCTTTAGTAGCTTTAGCTAACAGCTCAAGAGTTGATTCCTCAAGATCCTCTGCTGTAACATCTACCTTTCTTTTACCTTGGGCTTGTTTTAATCTTCTATTAGTTTGATCAAAAACTGCCTTCTTATACTCTTTAGAATGAGGTGCGTAAACAGTTATACTCATCTCAGACTTATCATCATTAAGTAGTGGGTCTAAAGTAGTTGGATGCACGATTGGTACATTTACAGTATCATTTATAGGTGTTAAATCTTTTAAATCCATGTCGAGTTCCTTTCGGGTTGTAAAGTCGGGTTTTAATTTTAGTTGGGGGAAGGCCAGACCCGACACCGACAATCCCCCACCCTAGCTAGGGATTACGATGTTCTTGTTATTTCCATGTTGCTTGCTTCATCTGTATCATACAGACCAACAAATTCCATACTTACTATTCTACTAGTAGGACCATCTACACCTACATCCGCACTGTTAATCTTACACCGTGGGAATTTGAATGTGTATGGGTTAGAACCAGTTGGATCATTTACAATAACTTGTACTCCAGTTTCTGTTTCGTTTAAGAACCTGTTTATTAAGGCGGCATCTTCAAAGTAAGCAGATATTGTACCTGATACTTCAGCTCTACCAAATTCAAGAGATGGTGCGCTATCACTACCAATAACAAATGTTGGAGCGTATGAGTTTTCTAGTGTAAAGTCTATACCTGTTACAACAGCTACTGATGATGGTGTACCAGTTCCTATAGCACCTATACCGATACTACCACTGTACGCATCAAAAGGAGCATATGTTCCAGAAGCATTTAATGTTTTCTCTGTTTGACTTATTGTCATATCTTTACCTACCATACCAAAAGTAGTTGCTACCATTTGGTTTGGAGCCATAGATATACCAAGAGTAGATACAGTCATACCTGTAAATAATCTTGCCTGATCAATGTCTGCGGCATAATCTTCTATAGAGAAGAACTTAGGTGTTGTACCAACTTTAAGTACATCAGTAGACCAAGTACTTAGCATTGCGGCTTCTAGTAAAGGATCAAAATCACCTCTACGTAGATCAACAGCTATATCTCCGCTTGTTTGTCTGTTACCTTGCCTGTTAACTCTAGGCATACGGTCAGCTTGAATGTCATTTCCTTCCATTATATCTTTAGTTAGATTTAAAGAATGTGATGTGAAAGGTAGTGTAGTAAAGTTACCAGAAGGTGTTGTACCAAAAGTGCTTTCGACTATGTACGACAGACTGGATCTAGAACCCTGTGCAAAGGCCATTTAATATCTCCTATTTATTTGTAAATGTACCATCCGATATTAATCGGAACATAGTACCAAGGACTATCCAAGAAACCTTGCTGGCGTTCAGCGTAATCTATGGATACGATTATTGTCTCGTTAGACGAGTTAGTGAATGATATGTCAGTTGTTGCTTCAAACGATTCTATTATATCATTAGATAAATCATCAGCAACAGAAGGACCGAGTTTTTCGGGTGTGTGTGGGGTAACAGCATATAATCCCTGATACCTTTGCTGTGGGTTTGGACTTCCCATAACAGCAGACCTTCTTAATGTAGGAACAAACTTACTTTGTACATAGCTAGTTCCTACTACAGGAGTAAACGGTACATTTTCATACGCAATAGAAGGGATATTACTTATATTACTAAGCCGAGTTTCTAGAGCCGCCCTTATGTCATTATATATACTAGCCATAGACTACCTCTATATTCTTTATTTGGGCAAAAACACGATGTTTAAGTTCAACAGGATATGCGTGAGGAGCATTATTTCTTAAATACAATGTTCCTATATTAGAAAAATCTTGTATTTTGTTTATATCATCAATTAACTGTTGCATACCAACTGACGCTCTTTCTTGTTTATCAGCTTTAGGTCTTCCGTGAAGAGTATAACCTCTAGGTCTACCTGCTCCAGTATTAAAAGAAAACGAGGTTATATAAGCACCTGATTGAACAAAAGGTTGTGAAAATTTTATTGCTGTATTAGCTATATCATATAGTCTATTCTTTACAATATCCTCTGCTAACTCTGGTATTTTACTTAGTTTCTTTTTAAAAGAGTTATTAACTTTAATTTTACCTTTAATCTTCATTAGCTTACTACATCGCATATGTGGTGAAGTACTACGCCATTAGAATAAGCAGTTACAACATGAACTATGTTTACTTTTTCAGACCCTCTTAATATTTGGTCATCTATTTCAGGAGCGGCACTTATGTTAGGTGCAGGTATAAGGCACTTTCTGTTACCTCTTTCTACTTGATCTAACGTAGGTATAAAACCAACATTATAATTATAGAAGTAACCTACAAAAGAATAGTCTGTAGTTGCCATGTTATCTATAGAACCAGTAGCAGGATTATACGTTCCAGCAGTGGTTCTCTTACGTAGTGTAAGAGTTTCACCAAAGTCGTCTACTAGTTTGGCTAAGTCATAGGCTCTAAAAGACATTTTCTATTCCTTAGTCAAAATCAGATGAGTAATCATTACCGCTATAGCTAGGTGGGTTCTTAAATCTATCTCTTCTAAACGAAGGTGGAACCCTGTTTGTATCTTCTCTTACAGAATCTATAACAGAGATCTCTATACCGCCAGCTTTTACACCAAATCCACCACCAGCTTTCTTACCTTGATATTCTAAGGTTTCAGCTAAACTTGAGTAGTGAGTTGCTAGATCAGAGTAGTCAGCTTTTAAAGCACCATCTAAACTTGTGGTAACTTTACGTGAGTATTTAGCACTAACAACCCTAGCAGACCATGCCGCCGCATAATATATGTTATCACTTGTCTGGCCTAATCCAAATACTATTTCTTCATTCTGTACTTGTTGGTCAGAAGTATCTGTATCACCCAATAACAACCTGACAGAATTAATCCGTTCAGCTTCAGTTGAAGTTCCTAGTTGTTCAGGATTGTAGCTCCAAGCCATTAATCACTCTCCAGATTCCCAAAATTTCGTCGCCAACTTCTTATCAAGCCACGTTGTTTATCTACTACCTTAGACTTCTTACATTTCTTACGTGCAAAGTCAGTTTTACTGGTAGTCTTACTTTCAACTTTCTTGTTTATAGTGTCTACAAGTCCATGTAAACTTTCTATATTAAGAGCTTCTAATCCATCACCTGTATTAATTGTGGTTTCTAATTCAGAGTTATGGTGTAAGAAATTTAATGCGTATAGTTGTAGAACTTTGTTTTCGTCTATACTTAATTCTTTCCATTTGTACTCGTCGTTTTTCTTCCAGTCTCTTCCAGCAGAATTAAACTCTTCTTTTACAAACAGTGGCCTATCAAATTGCATAGGCATTTTTTCATATCGGGTCATATCAATTCCTTTCGGGTTAAAAAGTGAGGGCCACTACAGCCCCCACAGTAGAAATTAAAGTTACTGAACGATAGCGTTAAAGAAGTAACCCAAGTCAGCACCGACCAATTTCATGTCGTATGCCATCTTAACTTGGATGTGTTCAGCTACTTGTTGACGCTTAAGAGCATCATCAGAGAATGACTCAACTGTTATACCTAAGTTGTTAGCCCCTGGAATCGAGTTCCAAGCGAATGTCAAACCTGCGGCTGGTGACATAAGACCAGCACTTGAAGGTGTGTAACATAGAAGAGCGTGTTTACCACCGATGAACGCATTACTTTCAGCAACACCTTCAGCAGAAGAGTTTTTCACGGCTTCCATTACGTAGAAGTTTTCCACACCAAAGATTTCTGCTAGTTTAGAATCTACTATTAGTGCAGGGTTAGATACTGTTGATCCACCATTCAAACGTGCTAAGATGTCTGGATGGTTAACTAACTTGTCTCTAACTTCTTTACCAACAACCATTGTGTTTGGTTTGAACCCACCAGAAGTGAGCATCATAGTACGGCTACCTAAAGTAACATCAGCAATAGGTGTTGAGTTAGTATAGTCGTTCCAGTAAACTGGAGTACCAGCACCGTTAGCGGCACCAGACACACTAGTTGTCCAAACAGCGTTAGCAAAGAATGTAGATGCGAATTGCTCTTCTCTATGTATCATAAGACGCATAGCTAGAGTTTCTGCACCAGCGGCTCTTACTTCCAACATTGAGTCTTCGTTAGCTAATGTTTGCTCATCGAAGTCCATACCTAGACCGTAAACGTCTGCATAGTATGAAGAGTTTGAAAGTGACATACCGATTCTGTTTACTTCGGTACGTGGAGCTAGTTTCTGAACATCACCTGTACGATTCATATTCGCACGGTCATATTCATAGTATTTGTCTGATTGACGAGCAACGCCAACGACAGGGAAAACCTTATCAGCAACAAAGTTTTCATTTGATTGTACATAAGCGAGCGTTAAGTTGCTTAACGGCTGATCAATATGTACCTGAGATGGTGTTAATAGAGGCATTTGTTATTTCCTTTCTAAATGCTATTAAGCAGCGTTACCGCCTTGGATTAGTTCCATAGCAATTATTTGCCCTGCCGCGCCAGCTTCATTAGCGTAGCCCATTACGATGTGTGAACTAGCCGCAGTTTTGGCTAGACCATTAGCGTCAGTACATAGTTTTGCTCCAGCCGCAACTGCAACAGCACCAACTTTTATCATAACCTTACCAGATACGCATACAGTAGCCGCGTTTCCGCTTGTAGGTTCATTTAAAAGAACGCCAAGGCAGTTTTCACCTAGAGTTGATGCACGAGTAACAGTACCTGCACCAAGTTTTACGAATTTAAATTGATCAGATGATAGATCGGCTCCAGCATTGTATGAGCGATTATCACGAGATTGCATTACAGCCATAGTTATTCCCCTTTATAGGATTTATTAATAAGAGCTTTACCTTCATCAGTCTTAGCAACAATAGCGTAAGCCTTGGCGTAGTCTCCTTTTTTCATTTCATTTTCACTCATGTAAGATTTTACAAGAGCGTCTAGTTTATCAGAAGAAGTAGCAAACTCGCCATCTGCATCTGACTTACCAAACTCTTTCATGGATTCTGAAAACGTCTTATCTGCCGCTTTTAGAGCTTCCATTACTGCCTCATCTTCAGCAAAAGATTTTACTAAAGGTTTAGCTACAGCCACATTAAAATGAGGAAGTAGTTCCTCTGCACGTTTAGTCAACTCAATGTCAGCTTTTTCGATCTCAGCATTTTCAAGAGCCTTTAAGATAGGCGCAGGTATATCTGCCTTATTGATCTGTTCCCCTTCGTACTCAACATACTCTGGTTCAACTTTTTTCTCGATTACATCTGACTTAACAATGTAACCTGCTTCTTCAAGCGATTTTGTTAGTCGCTCGTTGTCTGCTTTTAGTGTTTCTACTTCAGCCTCTAGAGGATTTACCTCTGGTGCTTCAGCTTTAGTTGTGTCTTTAGACACCTTTTCGATTTTCTGTTCCATATGTTCTCCATTGGAATTGTCACGCTTGTACAAAGAAACCATTGCTTGTGCATTTGCTGGTCTATCCACCAAAGACAATTCTTCCAGTTCAAGCTGTTTTAAAAGGTTAGGCACTGTAGTCCTCCTTGCTTGCACGACCCCCAATAGAGAAGGCCGCTAGTTCACCAGACTTGACTCTAGCCCAGACATCATCGTCATAGACTTTGAAAGCCACAATCCAGCCCTCACGGTCACTCTGTATGCCAAGGGAATCACCTATTTCTTTAGTGATAGGCATGGAGTGTATAACAGCACCAATTTGACCCCCTTTGTGCATTTCTTTTCCGACACGAACGTGTTCCATAAAGTTGTTTACGGCTTTTACGAGCGTATCAGGTTCAATCACATCGCCCTGACGGTCAACTACAAGTTCACCCTTTTCAGAAACGACTGAGGCCCAACCATAGACTAGACGTTGTTCTTCGTCAGTCTTTAGTATTTGACCTTCTATATTCTTAGTTAAATCAGACACCGATGTGCCTCCTTCCCACATACGACAAGACCAGTATCTAGCAGATGTCTTATCTTTTGCTGTATCGCAGGAATGTCTTGCTCTAAAGTTAGCTCTAGCTTTAGGGTTATCTCTTCTGATCTCCATGTTAGGATCTCCGAATGTAACTCTCTTTACTTTACTTCCACTTTGAACAAACACTTCAAATTTCTTGTTGCCACCTTGAATACGTCTAGGTTTATTTAAAGTTACCTTTTCACCTTGGTATTCAGCTTTAGCAAACTCTTCTTTCATAATCTCTTGTATAATAACTCTTAGTGCTTCCATACGATCTGCTGAAGGTGCTTCCATTTGCATCTCTTCTGGTCTTTCACCGTAGCTTTCTACTTCGTAGTATCTTATGTACTCTTCGTGACTCTTTGCTGGCATAAACACAGCTTGACCATCATACTCGTGTATATGAGTTTCACCATCTAAACCCATGTCCATGCTTCTTGCAATAGCTTCTCTTTGGGTAGTAAATATATCAGTTGCGTACTGACCTTTGCGAAGAGTAGAAACCTTATGACCCACCATCTGACCTGTAGGCTTACCGTCATCATCAATAATCTCAATACGAGCGGCAGGTTCTTCTTTAGTACCTGTAATCTTAACTGGTATGTTAGGTACGTTTCCGTCACTAACTATCTGACGAACAATACCACGCGCTGTTCCACCAGAACTATTCCAAGATACTCTTGATCCTACTTTCATTATTAACTCTCTTTCTTATGTACTCTTAGGTAGTCACCGAAGCTAAATAACCTTTAAATGTTGAAAATACTACAGAGTTATTTGTATCTCCATCTGCCCTAAACCTAACGTCTGAGTTTTTCTTTATTATAATAGATGGGTCAAACTCTATATTAAATGCTCCACCACTAGAAGATGCAGTAAACGAAACTAGTTGCCTAAACACCTTACCTGCTTGTCTTTCTTCTAGATAGAAATCTACAGATGCAGATTGTTTTTTACTTACAGCTCCGTAAGCACCAGTTAGTATATAATAATCCGAAGAACTAAAAGTTGTAGCTGATTTAAATGACTGTTGAAAACCAGCAGGTATATCTATATGTATTTTAGTTACATCACTTGGTATTCCGTTTGAAACTGATGTGTTTTCATATACAACAACCCTACCAACTAATTCAGAACTACCATTATTATAAGCTCTTGATACACGAGCAACTGGTGTTGATAAAGCTACTGGAGTTTGACCATTTAAAGTTACATTCTGTGTAACAAAAGTAAATACACTGTTTACACCTGTTCCAGTTACAGTATGAGACTCTATTGTTATCTCTTCTGTATCTGAAGCTGAAGATGATGATATGTATGCGATGGTGTTGCCAGTTACGTAAGTCTCATTTCCACCTACAGTCCAAACAGTTTCTAAAGCACTGTCAGCTGTAAGATCACCAGACTTACCGAACTTAATTAAAGACTTAGCTTTCTTATCTATTGATATAACATCGCCATAAGTTCTTTGTACTTCACGTTCAGCTTGTACTAGCTTTCCATCAGGTACTTCGTAAGCTCTTCTTCCCCATCCACCAAACATCTTTTCTAATTCCTCAATTTCTTGTTTAGTAGGATCATCAGCTTCTCCCACATCAGGGCTAGGTGTTAATATATCATAAGGTGATAAATTATGTTGTTGGGTTATAGCAGTCGTTTGTAAGACTGGAGTTCCAGTTGTAAAAGATGGAACATTTATTGCTTCATCTTCTATCATGGTACTGTTTGAAACTACAGGTTGTCCTGTCGTGAAACTTACAACTTGTAGACCATGAATCTGATTAAAGACTGCATTATTTACAACAGCATTACCAGTAACTATTATATTACAGCTTAAATCATGTTGCTGAGATATATTAGACGTTGATACAACAACAGGACTAGTTGTAATTCCTGTACACGTTATATTATGTTGTTGCCCAATAGAAGAGGTTGATACTACTGGTGTTCCAGTTACGAACCCCTCAGTGGAAATAAAGTTATCATTTATTAGTACATTACTGTTTTCAGTAAGTATTAAATCGGTATTTTCTTGTAGGACCCTACTTGTCATACTACATGACCTTTATTATGCAGGGTCAGGGATACCGATGGAAAATGACCCTAGTGTAAAAGTGTTACCAGAAGATACGACTTGACTTGCAGTTAAAGCTCCAGTTGCAAGAAGTCTGGAGTTTCCTGTATCTACTATTGAGTAATGAGTTGCTGTTCCGTTACCTGTAACCGAACCATTTGATATAGAAGATGCTACTACCTCTCTACCACCACCTGATCTATCTGAAGGTGCGGCTATACTTAATGAAGTAGAGTTACCTAAACTGTATGTAGATGTTGCTTCAGCATAAGTAGTTGCTTCTTGTGAAGTTATATCTATTCTATTTGCTTCTGTGTCTAAAACAGTAAGTCCGTTGTCAAATACTCTATTTGCTAAACTAGGCATCGTCTTCCTCTGCTATTCCGACTTCTTCCTCTTCTTCCATGACTTTTGCATTTGCATCATATCGAAGTTCAGCAATATTCATAAGATCCTCTATAACTTCTGGGTGATCACTTACATTAATGTCTGCACCATTTAAGTTACGTAGGAAAGAAGCTATTTCTCTTAGATCGTGTGGAGCTACATCACCAGCTACAATAGTTGGCATTAGATTGTAGTCTAGTCCGTTTAACTGCCATAGACGTTCTACAAGCTGTTTATTTAAGACATCGACTATAGATTGTATGTAGCTTTCTAATGCACGTAGGAATAAGTCAGTCTTAGACTTAGACAACGCATAAGAACCAGCAGTATTACCACCAAGCATAAGAAACTCAGATAATACACTTCTTGCTATGTCATGTTGGTATCTTCTTACAACAGGGTCTATATCTATGTTTCGAGATCCGTTAGAAGACATTAATTCAACATCAACTAGCTTTTGACTTGTTGGACTACCATCCTTGTCTGGATATGTATCAGAAGGTAGTATTATGTAACCTTGTTCGTTAAACTTAACATCTCTAAGTATTTGCTTAAGATTATTTACGAATGTTGTTTGACCACTAGAAGCATCTGTAGATAAGTACTCTGCTGGAATACGAGCTACTGGAATACCAGCTAGTTCTCTTTCAATAGCTATAGCCTCAATAGACTGTATATTATTAAGATACTCATAAGAAGTATAAGCGTTCCTAAGTATGGATCTACCAGAAGGATCTCCATTAACAGTAGTAGTTCTATAATAAAGACTCTTAGAAGAAGGAATAAAGTGTGTATTACCACGAAAACCAACATCCTGATATAAACCTTTTACATAACCTGTTTTGTGGTCTACTTCAAATCTGTTAACTGTCCAAGGTGCGCGAGAACATATCTTACGTACACCTAATCTACCATCAGTATATTTAGAGTTCTTCTTACCAGAAGTCTCTTGCGGTCCAATTCTTCTTTTGTATACAACTTCAAACCAAGCAAAGCCATAAGATAGAGAAGATATAGCTTCTGATATATGATCATCTAATGTATGGTCCATATCATTAAATATAGACTCTACAAAATCAGCTTCTCTTTTAGCCGCCTCAGAATCATCTGCTGGCATAACCTTAAGATCAACATCTCTTAGTACTTGTTCTGTTGCATACATGACAGCACCAATCGTACTGTCGTTATCTCTCATTTCACGGTATTTACGTATAGCACGTTTACCACGTAACTCTGGCAGAAATTCATCTGCTCTAATTTGACCATTTGTGGTATTATCACCAGCTACACCAAGATAAGACTTGGCTTTTGTTTCAGAGAGCTTTTCAACCATTTTATTTTAAGCCTTGTGCGTTACTATATGCCAACTTCAACTGGGGCTTGGCGTATCCATTTAATGAAAGGTCCGTTATTGCCCAAACGCAAGCATCAAGACGGTCTGGTGACCCTTTGGACCCTAAAGGTTCCCACTGTACCATCTGATCTTCTAATTCGTTTAATCCCTTAACGTGCTTTACTTTACCTTGCTCATAAAGTGCAGAAACAGGTTCGGCTCTTGCCATCTTGCCTCTTGAAGCGTGTACTAACTTAATTGGGATTGTTTCATCCTCTGTGTGAAGGGTATGTCTTACCATATCTCCACCCTGATTTCTCTCAGCTACAATTCTATCAGCCATATGCTCGTAATAGAGATTTACTGCTTTAGATGCCCATTGTTGAGGTGTGTATCTTCCAGTATGATCTTCTAGTACGTAAGCTACACCGTTTACATCTACTCCTGCAACTACAATACCAGTTAAGTCCGAGTCTGTCTTCGATGTTATAGCTGGGTCAATAGATACGATAACACGGTTTAGGTCAGGTACATCACCCTTTCTAATCTCACATTTAGCTAGTAACTCTCTACTCCACAAAGCCCCAGATGCTTCGTCTAGTATTTCAGCATAGAGTTCCTGTCTACCAAGACGAGTTCCCTCATATGTCTTTTTTACAGCATCTAGAAACGTATCTGCTAAATTAGCTGAGTTATCGTATGTAGACCCTTTAGAGATAACTGTCTTGTCATCTTCTAGTATAGCTCTTAATAACTTTGTTGTCTTAGGTGTTGTTGTTACAAAGAGTTGCGGCCTACGACCTAACCGTAAACCAAACATCATCATATCCCAAGTTTCTTGTGCGTTTCTCCAAGCACATAACTCATCAGCCCAAGCACTGTATGCCTGTGGACCACGTAATCGTTCTGGGTCCTCTGCTGAGAAGAATACAGCTTTAGCCCCATTCTCCCATGTTAAGGTATTATTCGTAGGCGACCAAACAGGATAACCCATTACCTTATTCTTATATGTCTTATCTCCAGCCCAACATACACTTAATAGCCCACTGTCACCCTCAACCATCACGCGACGAACATCACCTTTAGTTGGAGCCACACAATGGACTATTTTATCACCTTTACGTATTCTATGTCTAACCCACTCTGCTCCAGCACGAGTTTTACCCCATCCTCTACCAGCAAGAGCTACCCAAACATTCCAATTACCTTCAGGTTCAAGTTGTTCAGGTCTGGCCCAAAAACTCCAGTTATGTCTTAGTTCCTCTGACTTTTTAGGACCCAGTTGTTTTAATAAGGCTTGTACTTTTTCAGTGGGTAAGTCCCGAAGTACGTCAGCCGTAATTCTTTTCGTCTGCATCATAATCAGAGTTTCCTTGTTCGGGGTCAGAACTCTTACCTAATAATACCATAAGTGAATCTATGGCACTTTCATCTGTGTCAGGGTCAGTATCTTGTTCTACTTCATTTACAGTAGATGTAGGTGACCAACCTCCCTTAGATCTTAAATATAACTCTTGAGATTTAAAGTCACCGTCTAGTGCCTGTTGAACTACAACATCACCAATACGACTTACAATATCAGCTTTCTCTTCCGATATTATACCACCATAAAGTTTATAGAATGTAGTTGTAGAAGCAGGTGCGTACTGATACTTCTGTATCGAACCCATAATATCTTTTACTGGTACTCCACTACGAATACCCTTACGAACCTTGTTCGCTATAACTACACTAAAAGGAAGTGCATCTTTCATTTTTATTACTACCCTATAGTGGAAATAAGAATCCCCTCTTCAGCATGACCACTTCTATTAAATAATATTTGAGTAGATTCGTCATGGTTTAGGGGAAATAGTTTTAAGACTACAATAGATCTTTCGATTATTAAACTTAAGTTATAACTTACGTTATTAACTATATTAATATATATACTATTAGTAAAAAATCTTAAGTATATACTTACGTTGTGTCTCTTACTTATTATATAGCACTATTTTTAAGAATAATATAAGTAAATAATTTAAGTTTTTTTATATGTGTTTGAAAACTAACGATTCTTTTTTTCTAGTGTAGATCTGTGATCATTGGTGGTGTAGTTGACTTAAGTGGGTAGCGCATATTATGACCCTCTAGTAGAAATGTACATTTTAGTTTAAAACAAGGCAAACTAATTTTCTTATGTTGTAGATAGGGGTGAATGCCGCCCCCCACCTCCGAATCACCTAGGAAATCCTAGGGTCCCATAAGTCAAGGGCTATAGTGGAAATAATGGCTATTACGTAGCGTAAAATGACCGTTTTTGGCTGTTTTTACTCGGTTTTGGTGTGGTTTGGTCTAAAACCTGAGAGAATCTCTCGGATAGCGAGTCGGCAACACAATAACACATAAAATCAAGACGCTGTGAGAGCCGTTTTAAAGCCCATACAACCACCGTTTAGACTCTAGGCTATTGAACTACATAAAAAAAGACTCACGCTGTTACACGTGAGCCAGTGAGGAGAAAACAGATTAAAAAGATCAACTAGTTCTTTGGTTCTTTGTATACCTCCAGTTGGATCTTAAAATGGTAGCAGGTCCAGTCCTTGACGTTGGAGTCTACTATTCGATCAAACGCGGACTCAAATTGTTTATGTTCTTCATCGGTTAACCTATCGCCTTTAACTTCTATAATTGCGGTTGGTGTTATTATATCACTGTAATCCATTGACTAGACTCCTTGCCTTATTCTTAGCAGTACCGTGCGCAACGATAGCGACTGATTTTGCTTTGATTGTATTGCCACTACATAACTTGCAACGCTCACAAGTGACTCGCCTGCCTGCCTCTTCACTAGCAGGGCATAAGACTTCATGGCCTTTGATAATGTCTGATAAGCTACTAATGACTCTAAATGTCCTTTCACCTCTAGACCATGCGTTAACGGCATCATTAGCAGAGTCTGCGCTTGTCATAAGTGTTGACGGTGAACAGTTAGACTCGCCGTGAGTATAACCAGTATGGCCCATAGACTCAGACAATAGGGAGTCCCATATGTAAGACGGGCAAGCCATAGGGTCGCCATACGTGCCTAAACGTACCATTTGACCACGACCTAACGCTTGAATCTCTTTATGCCCATTAACGCGCTTATATTGGCCTTTTTTATAGGCTTTGTACTTACCTAGCGGAGCATGAGCTAAAGTAACGTAGCAAGTTCGATCTTTAGCTTGACCCTTGTCTAAATTGGTTGGTTGTCCTCTATGGATACAGTCGCCACATATTGAGCGATCACCACCAGTTCTAGACGCAGTAATAGGGTCAATATCTGATCTGATAATAAAAGTTTGCACCATGTCACCAGTCTTAGAATTGCGCGAACCAGTTTGGATTAAAACCGTAATGTCGAGTCCGTCAATATTCGAAGGACCCTCATAAGCTATAAAAGTTTTAAACGCCATTATTCCGACTCCTCTAAAATCTGTTTAAACTGTTCTAAAACTTTCTTTTTACTACCCTTGAGTCCGAACTCCCTTTTAATAATCTTGTAACAGCTTTGACCTCTGGACAATGTGAGTCCGTGGTTCGCTTCAAGTTCGAGTCCTTTTAACAAGGTCCTATGTCTAAAATTAAGAATGTTTTCTCTACCTGTTATCATTGTCATTATTTTGACTCCTCTAATTTTAATTCAAATGGGAAAAGGTTGTTTAATTCATCAGCGAAAAGACAAACAGTGAATCTATCTCCTTTTGTATTAGTGATTATTAAATGAGTTACAAAAACTGGATTATCTCCGATTTCGTGAGTCTTCCAATCAATACTCTTAACATCATGTAAATTTAAATTATTCATTATTCAGACTCCTTATAATGTGAATAAACTGTATCATTGAATCGCCTCATTATAACCATACTTTGAAAAGCCTTTTCAGCTTCCGACCAAAAATCGGATTTATAAAGTATATCTAAACGCCCTTGAATGTACTCAAAAACCTCCGATAAGTTATTGAATGTGAAACCGTCAAATTCAATCCAGTTTCCAACATTGCTCCAATCTATTGCTTTATTTGTCATTATCTTGACTCCCGAACATGATTAAAAATTGCTGAAACCAAAAATATAAAATGATTAATGGAACAAGCGAACCTAAAACTATGCATATTAAATCAAATAAACTCATTATTTTGACTCCTTTTTGGTTCCGTCTTCATTCCATCCGCAATAGTCCAAGATCCAAGACCTAGCAAAACTTGCGTTCTCTTCAACATTCTCTGGATTAGATAACGGTTTTAATTTCTCGATTATGTCGGACATTACCCAACTATTTGAAAATTCTATTTCTGATTTAATAAAATCTACTATGTGACTCATATCTCTCATTTTTTAACTCCTATTTATTAATTGATTAATTGATTAAATATTAAACCTAGTTTTCTTCTAGGTAGACTCTGCTTCCTTAGTACCCTTGAGAATTGCCGACGTGGAGTCCTGTTCTCGCTTGGTGTGCTTATGCCGCCTAGGTGGTTTATATCGATTCGGTCTAGGTCATCCGCGTACCATTAATAGGCGTTATTTTCAGCATAAATTCAAGACTTTTTTTGCCTATTATATAGTATAAATAAAATGCTCTCAGATCGATTTTAAGCCGATTCTAGGGGGGTAAACGACTCTCGCTTATCATACATCAAAAAAATGATTCCCTGCGATTTGGGCGTGTCAACCCCTAAAATGAGGAACAGAAAAAGAACAAACCGTGAACGAATCATAAACGAAAAACTCGGATAAATTATAAAATGTCAATAGCTAATATTATTAATAAAGAGAACAAAACGTGAACAGATTCCTGGTCCATAAATATAGAACAAAACGTGAACAAAATATCTATTGACTAAAAATAGCGAATCATGGTAAAATGGATTGACGACCTATCGAAAGATTCGAATCAGTTGCATAATTGTCACACATTAAAAAATTCAATTTGTCAAGGTGGTATTTTGACACGTTGCGAATCAGTTGCAAAAATGTCACTGTTGCATTTATGTTACATTGTCACAAAAATATCACTGTTGCAGAATTATCACACTGTGGTAAAAATATCACTGTTGCAGAAATGTCACACTGTTGCATTTATACCCCACCGATGGAAAATGACCCCCCACCAGTGGAAATAGAGAGTCGACCCCCACCAGTGGAAAATGACCCCACCGATGGAAATAAAGAGTCAGACCCCCACCGATGGAAAATGATTTTACTTGACCCCACCGATGGAAAATGTCATAATGATTCGTATAAACTAGAATAAAGGTAAAGACATGAAGAAATTAAGAGAAATTGTAAAAGATGCCTATAAATGTGAAGGATTAATTTATCAGTTTGAGGAGATTGATGCTTCAGATAATTATTTAGGAATTACTTGGAAATCTGATTTAACAATTGAAGAGCAAGTCAATAAAGTTTATAGTGATAAAGGTATTATTGCAGAGGCACTCAATCGTTATGATATTGGTTTGTGTAATCCTGATGATAAAGATTACCGAAAAGAAAATAGACAGATAAAGAAATTCTTAGACAAATATCATCCAAAATGGAGTGAAAAATGAATTGGATAATAGCAGAAGATCCTTATGAAGTTAAGGTAGATAGAAAAGTAGAAATAGATGTAGTTTGGCATCTTATAGAGGATGGAGATTTTGAGTTGTCAGACTCTGATTGTGGTGTTGTAGTAATGGAACCCACAAAATGTCCTCAATTTAAACTTATATCAGCTACAGACCCCGATGGAAATGAAGTTGAACTCTCAGATAAAGAAGTTGAGGATGCTGAGAATAAAGCTATAGATGAATACTGGGATTGTATGAAAGATAAAAGCGAACTGTAGAAAGGAAATAAAATGACTAAACACGAAGAACTTTTGGAGTGGCTAAAGACTTGCCCAGTAGATTACATTCGTCATGGTACGATGAAAATTAAAGACAAATCAGGTCAGATTGTAGTTACATTTGATGTTATGGAGAATAAATAATGAGTGAAGATAGTTACATTATAGCGTTGTTAACAAATAAAGACTACATAATACAATTAGATGTAGGCAGAAGTTATAGTAGAATGGCGGCTATGGACAGGGCAGAGATGCTAGAAAAAAACTGTTGGTTAGAGAAGGAAGCTCTTGACGGTAAGAAGTTTATAGCGTACAGTAAGAATCAGGTAACATGATAGGAGATTAACATGATAGATCCAATAGCAGTAAGTAACATCTTAGGTGATGAAGTAGGTAAAGAAGTGACAGTCAAGTTCCTTAAAGATAACGGTGAGGAAAGAACTTATACAGGCTTGATCAACTCTAAGGATGGACTAAAGAACAATGAACGTGGTAAGACTACTACTGAGATGTTCGAATCACATGGTATAGTACCTCTAAAAACTGCCGATGGTTACAAGTCATTTAAAGTTCATAGGGTACTTGCAATGAAGACAAGCGATAGACATATATACTGTATGGGTTCGCATATAGAAGATTAATCTAGGGGGTATACCGATGGAAAATGAGAGTAAATCGTCAATAAAATATAGCAATAACAAGGGAGTAGGTTTTATACTAAGGATTGTCCGATACCTTCTAGGGAAAATGACTGATGTAGATAAAACTGATCCCGTTGACGATTGGGCTAAAAACATAGATAAACTACCTAAACCACCAGTTAAACCACCAGTTAAAAAGGAAGACAAATGAATAGATTTATAGTTGACCATGACCCTCAAGATATAGCTAGGGCATTATGTGACCAACATATTGTTAAGATGCCACTCGAAGAAGCACAGATGTTATGTACTGCACTGTGGCATCATGCACCTGACTATGCAGAAGAACATAACCTGTATAGAGCCGTACATCAAAAGCATCCATGTACTCTATGGGCTATGGAGACTCAGAGTAACTATAGGTTTGCTTGGAGATTGTATGATGCTATGCTTGATGAGTATACACATAGGTATGGTAAGAAGCATGGTTGTGCTAAACACTATGGTGTTCTCCTCCAAGGTGCCTACTACATACCCGAAGGTCCTCGAACACCGCACCCTCAGTGTTTCTCAGGACATGATGACCTTAAGACAGATGAAGACTATCCTATCAGAGCCTATCGTCAATTCTATAAGCGTTGTAAGATGTCCTTTGCACGTTGGAACAAAGATAGATCTATGCCTGAGTGGTTGCAGGAGGGTATATATAAAGACGACTTAGTAACAAAACCTTTAGGGTCAGTAGATCTAAGTGAGTATGGTTTAAACGTATAACAGGAAAGAGTTATTATGAATGAGAAAGAGATACTTAAGATCTGTAAGAAGATAGCATTTAAGTACAACAGGCCAGACTTACACGATGATTTAGTGTCAGAATGTGTAGTTGAATGCTACGAGCAGATGTCTAAAGGGAACACTCACCCTGCTAACCTGTATAGAATGGCTAACAGAAAGGTACATGACTTCGTTAATCTTAAGTCTCTTCCTGTTAGTGTCCCTATTAGAGAGGAAGCAAGAACCATAGTAAGAGGTAATGAAATAAAAGTAACATCTATGAATGAGATTGGTATAGAGAACTTATCTAAAGCAGTGAACTCAACCTATGTGAATGTAGAAGGATATGAAACACAAACACAAGACCATGCAATAGAGTATGAGAGAGAAGAGTACTTTAATCATATACTCAAGATAGCTGAGTTATTTCTTACCCCCCTACAATGGAAAATAATACAAATGAAATACTTACAAGATATGTTTCAAGTTGATATAGCTGATGAATTAAAAGTTACGCAACCGTTTATATCTCAACAGGAAAATCTAGCACTTGAAACAATTTGTAACAAAACTTTACTTATAGAGAAAAGAAAAATAGTGCTACATAATAAGTGTAAACCTTAAACGTAAGTATAACGTAAGTTAAAACTATATTAATAATACTACATAAGTTAAATAACGTAAGTTAATACTTAAGAGGAAATAGAATGTCAGAAGAGAGAAAACACCAACCTTGTCCTTATGTTGACTGTAAGTCGAGTGATGCATTTAGTTATAACACTGGTGGTTATGGTATATGCTTTTCTTGTAACAGAAAGTACCCATCTAAAGATACTATGTTTAGTTGGGCTAAAGATAAATATCCTGTAGAAGAGAGGAATGATATGAATACTGTTGTAGATTACACCCCTAAGAATATTGAAGATATAGGTACGTGGAAATATGAAGCTATGCGTGGTGTTAATGCGTCTACAATGCAAGACTTTAATGTTAGGACCTATGCAGACAGACAAGAATACATATACCCCAGTGGGGGAATTAAGGTTAGAAAGTTAAGTGAGAAGGTATTTTATACTAAAGATAACTTTAGAGGTGATGAGTTGTTTGGTATGAATATGTTTACCGCAGGATCATCTAAGATGGTAACTGTAACAGAAGGTGAACTTGATGCTTTATCTGTAGCCCAGATGCTTAAGAGCGGTTACACTACACCTGTAGTCTCATTACCATCAGCTACCCCATCGAGGAAATTATGGGAAAACTGTAAAGAATGGTTAGATAGTTTTGAGAAGATTATTCTGTCTGTAGATAACGATGAAGCAGGGAATGCAGTAGCTGACAGAATGGCTAAGTTGTTTCCTAATAAGGTCTATAGAGTACCTCACGACAAGTATAAGGATGCTAATGAGTTTCTACAGGATAATGCTAATCAGGAGTTTAAGTCTGCTTGGTGGAATGCTAAGAAGTACACACCAGAGAATATACTTAACACTACAGATCAGTTCTTATCTTTATATCACGATACACCAGAGCATCAGTATGTTCCTACAGGGATAGAAGCATTGGATGAGAAGATACTTGGTTTGATGCAGGGTCATTTTACTGTCATTAAAGCACAGACTGGTATAGGTAAGACTGAAGTTATGAGGTACTTAGAGTATAACTTCCTTAAGCAAGGTGTACCTATTGCCGCATGGCACTTAGAAGAAACTAAACTTAGGACACTGTTAGGTTTAGTATCGTATGAGTTGAAAGATAATGTAACTAGAAGAGACTTAATAGATGGCAAGGGCGTAGAGGATAAGGTTGTAGGTGCTATTGAATCTTTAACAAAGGATGAGTTGTTCTATCAATTCTACCTTGGTGATGGTCAGAGTGCAGAAGAACTTATAGATCAGATACGTTTCTTTAGTCAGGCTTGTGGTTGTAAGTTTGTATTCTTTGAACCTATACAGGATGTTGTAGCAGGTAGATCAGAGTCAACAAAAGAGGAGTTACTTGCAGATTTATCTATACGGTTGTCTAAGTTAGCGGCAGAACTTAATGTAGGTATTGTAACGATTGCACATACGAATGAAGATGGCGATCCTAAGTATTGTAAAATGATAGGCCAACGTGCATCAGTTATTATAGATTTACAGAGGGATAAAGAAGCTGATGATGTAGATGAACGTAACACTACATACATTAGTGTACAAAAGAATAGACCTTGTTCAGAGGAAGGTAGAGCAGGGCGTATGAGATTTAACATGGAAACATTTACATTAAAGGAAGTTGTATGATTTTTGATATAGAAACTGATGGCCTTTTAGATGACCTAACTAAGATTCACGTTATGTCATACTCCCCCGATGGAAATAAGGTCTATCATACCCACGACTATGATGAGATGAGAAGACTCCTGTTAGAAGCTGATAAACTTATCGGTCATAACATCATAAGATTTGACATCCCTGCGGTGGAAAATGTGCTTAAGATTAAGGTCAAGGCTACTTTAATAGACACTCTAGCTTTGTCTTGGTATCTAAATCATCACAGACCTAAGCATGGACTAGAAGGTTATGGTGAAGACTACGGTGTACCTAAACCACAAATAGAGGACTGGAATAATTTAACTCCAGAAGAGTATGCTCATAGATGTGATGAGGATGTAAAAATAAATAGTAGGTTATGGAGAGACTTAGGTTATAAGTTAAGTAAGTTGTATCCTAATCCGATTGATAGAGATAAGTTCATAGACTACCTTAGTTTTAAGTTGGATTGTGCAAGAGAACAAGAGGCCCTACAGTGGAAATTAGACGTAAAGAAAGCTACTGAATACAAAGATGAGTGGGAAAAGCTAAGAGAAGAAAAGATAGAACAGTTAGCTGATGCTATGCCGAGAAAGGATATTACAAGAATAGCTAACAAACCTAAAGTTATGTACAAGAAAGACGGTGAACTTAGTTCTCATGGAGAGCGTTGGGTTGATCTATGTAAGGAATACAGAATGCCTGTAACGACACAAACTTTTGTAGTTAAGACAGGTGAAGAAAAAGCTAACCCTAACTCGACTGATCAGGTTAAAGATTGGTTGTTTTCTATTGGTTGGCGGCCTCAAACATTTAAGTTCTTAAGAGATAAAGTTACTGGTAAAGAAAGGAAGATAGAACAAGTTAGAAAAGGTAGTGAGTTGTGCCCTTCTGTAAAGAGATTGTCTAGTGTAGACCCTAGGATTGATTTGCTAGATGGGTTAAGTGTATTGTCTCATAGGATTGGTATAATAAAGTCCTTTGTTGAGTGTGAGAAAGATGGTTACTTACAAGCTACTATTGCAGGGTTAACAAACACCTTGAGGTTTAAACACGCAAAACCTTTAGTTAATCTACCGTCTGTAGATAAGCCATATGGTGAAGAGATACGTAGTTGTCTTACATCACCAGAAGATTACATTCTATGTGGTGCTGACATGACGAGTTTAGAAGACACAACCAAGAGACACTACATGAAACCCTTAGATCCTAATTACGTAGAAGAGATGTCAAAAGAAGGATTTGACCCACATTTAGATTTAGCTAAACACGCAGGTTTAATATCTCAAGAGGATATAGATAAGCACAATTCTGGAGAGAAAAGCCTTAAGGATTTAAGGAAGAACTACAAAGTTGTTAACTACAGTGCTACGTATGGTGTAGGAGCCTCTACGTTGGCTCGTAACACTGGTATGAGTGCTTCTGAGGCAAAAAACTTATTAGAAGCGTTCTGGTCACGTAACTGGTCTGTGGAGGCCGTAGCGAAGGGTGTAAGAATTAAGGAATTGTTTGGTTCTATGTGGCTACAAAACCCAGTTTCTAACTTTTGGTACTCTCTTAGAAGTGAGAAAGATAGGTTTTCTACTCTAAATCAGGGAACAGGTGTTTATTGTTTTGATAATTGGGTAAAGTTTTGTAGACAACAGGGGTTAGAGACTGTTGGTCAGTTTCACGATGAGGTTATAGCCTTAGTAAAAAGGGGAAAAGAGGATGAAGTAGTCAGTATTATGCATAACTCTATAAGAGATTTAAATCAGTTGTTAAAGTTAAATGTAGATTTAGGTATGGAAGCCCAGTTTGGAAACAATTATGCTGAAATACACTAAAAAAATTAATTATTTACTTATATTATTCTAAAAAATAGTGCTATATAGTAAGTATCAGTTATAAAAAAGGAATCCGACAATGGCTAAATATGTTATGGAAATGGTACTTGAGTACCCAAAAGTATTTGAAGAGAACTTAGACATGGGGAACCCTGATGGGCCTCGTGCCGCACAAGCGATTGCTCAAAAGGGCGGTCAGTTTATAGTTAATGGTTACTTTACTAACGAGGATCAGATTGATCAGTTATACGGTGATGGACTTGATCCTGCTCCTATGAACTCCTCTAGGGTTATACAGGGCAATTCACAGTTTGGTATAGGTAAGTTTATGAAACTCAAACGTGATAAAAACAACATTAAAGTGTTCCAAGATAAGTCTGGAAAGGATGTTGAAGTTGATTATGGTGGGGCACCTAAAGTAGTTGATCTAACGAAAGGAGAAGATAAAAAACGTATGTGGTCTTTTGTTGATGATGGTCCTCTAGGTAATGGCACTAAAGCTAAAGTACAGTTTGAGACTTACGCTAAAGGTGCAGGAGTTAGGCTTATGAATATTGGAGTAGTAGATCATGTTGCATACGAATCTAATTCTGAGCCTTCTGAAGATGACAAATTGTTTATGGTGGACTAAATGAAACTTACTATTATCTTTGAGAGTGAAGAAGAATCAGACGGTTACGATGGTAAGGTACACATGGAACGTAAAGTAGTTAAAGACTTACATCAGTTAGCTTGGGCTTTTCACGAAGCTACTAAAGCAGTAGGTTTTGATTACGTAAAAAGTGTAGCATTTGAAAAAGATAATGGTGAGATGGTTTGGAGTGAGCTTTAATGGATAGGGGAAAAGTACTGATCGACGGTGATATTGTAGCCTATAGATCAGCCTTCGCTACCCAAGACTTAAGTTCTGTTGATGCTAAAGCTAAGGCAGATGAATTAATAGAGTTTATATTAGAGCAAACTACCGTGTTCCCTACACCTGATGATTACATAATTTTCCTAACTGGTGTAGGGAACTTTCGTCACGAAATATCTAAGACCCATAAGTATAAAGGTAACAGGTCAGATAGCGAAAAGCCAATTCATTTACCCATTATAAGAGAACATTTTGTAAGTAGATACGGAGCTATAGTTAGTGAAGGAGAAGAAGCCGATGACCTTATAGCGAAAGAAGCAACAAGACTAAACAACAAAGCAGTTGTAGCATCTATAGATAAAGATATGTTACAGATACCTTGTTGGCATTTTAATTTTGGTAAGAATGAGTGGAAAAAAGTAAGTAAGTGGGAAGGCTTAAAGTTTTTTTATACTCAGATATTAACTGGAGATAGGGCAGATAACATAGTTGGTTTGTGGAAGGTAGGTCCTGTAAGAGCTTCTAAGATACTACAAGAGTGTAATACAGAGTATGACTTATGGAGTGCTTGTTTAGGGGCCTACGATGGAAATAAAGACCGTGTAGTAGAGAATGCTAGGTTACTCTGGTTAAGAAAGAAGGATAATGAAATTTGGCAACCTCCGAAAGAAGAAGACACGCTATAAAAAATGGTTACAGATCTGGTTTAGAGGATGACATATCAAAAGATTTAAAGGATAGAGGTGTACAATTTGAGTACGAATCTATGAAAATTTATTGGGAGTTATCTGAAATAAAGTCTTACACACCAGATTTTATATTACCTAATGATTTAATAATAGAAAGCAAAGGGAGATTTACTACCGCAGACAGAAAGAAACACTTAAAGATAAAAGGACAGTACCCTGATTTAGATATTAGATTTGTATTCTCAAACTCTCGATCTAAGTTATATAAAGGTTCTAAGTCTACTTATGCTGACTGGTGTGTTAAACATGGATTTTTATACTCCGACAAAAGGATACCCGAAGAATGGATAAACCAAAAATAACATTTCTTGTGCATCGCGTACATGATGGTCCGAGAGAAGATAAAGGCGGTACTTGCTGGTTAAACTGTTTAGTTGAAGATACAGAAAACAATGAGTTATTCGATGAGGAAATACCGTTTATATCTTTTAATGCCGCTTATGAGTTTAAGAGACATTTTGATAAATCTATAGAGCCTATAAAATTTCAATTTAATACTGATAGGAAATACGATGCCTAATAAAACAGCAGTAATACTAACTTGTGGACACGCAGACCCTTCAGTGGAAAATGAGCGTTTTTCTTGGTTGGGTGAGTTTCTATACGACATAAAACCTGACTACGTTGTTGATCTTGGTGACGGTGCTGACATGAGGTCTTTAAACAGTTTTGATACAAGATACCCAGAAGCAATAGTAAGTCAGTCTTACGAGAAAGATATAGAGGCATACAATGATTCAATGGAGAGACTTAGGTGGAAGTTTAGACACCATAAAAGAAAACGCCCTTACTTTATTGGGTTTGAAGGTAACCACGAGAACAGAATTAAAAAAGCAATCGCACATGATCCAAGACTTGAGGGAGCCAAGTTCGGGATTTCCTTCAAGCATCTTCAAACGAAGTACTGGTTCGACGACTATCACGAATACCAAAACTCAGGGCCTTCGATTGCTGATTATGACGGTGTATCGTATGCTCATTTCTTCTCTAGTGGTAATTTCGGTACAGCTACTTCTGGCTTGCATCATGCTTACACCTTACTTCAGAACAGGAACCATTCTAGCACCTGTGGTCATAGTCATAAACGGTCTGTGTATTTTAAAGATGGGGCTCATCCTACAGGAATTATCGGGCTTGTTGCAGGTTGTTTCAAAGGAGGAGAAGAGTCTTGGGCAGGACAAGCAAATAGGGATTGGTGGAAAGGTGTAGTTATAAAGAGAGATATAGACAATGGTATATATGACCCAGAGTTTGTATCAATGGGTAAGTTAAGAGAGTTGTATGGGTAAGTTTATTTTAGGTCCCTGCTCAAACTGTGATGAAAAAGCCGAACATTTACATCATGTAATTCCAGCCTCTCTTGGAGGAAGTGACAGATTAACTAATTTAGTCCCTTTATGTATAAGTTGCCACAGTATAGTTCATAATGTGTCTTTCTTACATATAAAAGAGCTTCAAAAGGCTGGAATTGATAAAGCTAGAGAAAGAGGAGTATACAAAAATCGTAAACGTAAGACTACTATTGACAGAAAACAAGTTAGGTATTTAAGACAAATGAATTTTTCTACGTACAGAATAGCTGACATAATGAATATCTCAAGGATGTCTGTTCATAGGATACTAAGGGAGGATACTGATGGGAAAACGTAGTAATTTTGAAAGAGTACCTCGTGATTATTACCCGACACCTATACACGCAGTAGAGCCTCTTATACCTCACTTACCTTACTCTTTTAAGTACATAGAACCATGTGCAGGTGATGGAAGGTTAATGGAGCATCTAACTAAGTTAACGGATGGTATGGCAGAATGTATATTAGCTCTTGATATAGAGCCTAAAGCTGACCATATAATAAAAGGAGATGCTCTTCACTTTCATGGTGCTAGTGAATTTGATACTGAGATACTAACAATAACTAACCCACCGTGGCAAAGAAGGGTGCTACATCCTATAATAGACCAGTACTTAGATATATGTCCTACTTGGTTGTTATTTGACGCAGACTGGATGCACACAAAGCAATCATCTTTTCTTATGACTTACTGTAAGAAGATTGTAAGTGTTGGTAGGGTAAAGTGGATAGAGGGAAGTAAGAGTTATGGCAAAGATAATTGTTGTTGGTACTTATTCGATAAAACAAACAAAGAAGCAACTGAATTTTATGGTAGGGATGTAGAATGAACTTTGACGAATATCAAACACAAGCAAGTAAGACTACAATATATGATGATAAGTATAATATAATATATCCCTCTTTGGGTTTAGTAAATGAAGCAGGAGAGGTAGCAGGTAAGGTCAAGAAAGTACTAAGAGACAATGGTGGTATATTTGGTACTATTGAACGAGAAGCTATTAAGAAGGAGTTAGGTGATGTCTTGTGGTATATGTCAGCAGTATGTAGTGACTTAAATATAAATATGTCAGATGTTGCTAAAGCTAATATTGATAAGTTAAATAGTAGATTGACTAGAGGTGTCCTTGGAGGGTCTGGAGATGAAAGATAATATAATCGTAAGGTATTTTAATTATTTAAAACATTGGAGACTTCATAGGGAAACTATAAAACAGTTAAATAAGCTATCTGATAGGGATCTAAATGATATAGGTCTATATAGAGGTGACATAGATAGTATGATATGGTTAGATGAAGACAGAAAAAAAAGGGGCAAAAAATGAACAACTACTTACCAACAGATTACCAAGCATTTATACATACATCAAGATATGCTAGATGGTTAGAAGATGAAAACAGAAGAGAGACTTGGCCTGAGACAGTGAGTAGGTATATGTCTAATGTTATATTACCTAAACTAAGTGCATCACACCCAGAGATAAAAAAGATAGAGGAGATGATTCTTAATTTAGATGTAATGCCATCTATGAGAGCTTTAATGACAGCAGGTTCTGCCGCTAACAGAGACAACACTTGTATGTATAACTGTAGTTATCTACCAGTAGATGACCCTAAAGCGTTTGATGAAGCTATGTATATACTTCTGTGTGGTACAGGTGTAGGGTTTTCTGTAGAGAGTGACTTCGTAAACAAACTACCTGAGATACCAGAACTACAAGAAAGTGATTTAGTTATTAAGGTTAAAGATAGTAAAGAGGGGTGGGCTAAAGCTCTTAGACAGGTTGTAGCACTGCTATACGCAGGTGAGATACCACAATGGGATGTATCTTTAGTTAGACCTGCTGGAGCTAGGCTTAAGACATTTGGTGGTAGAGCTTCTGGACCTGCCCCTCTCGTGGACTTATTTAACTTTACATTAGCTACATTTAAATCTGCACAAGGTAGGAAACTTGCACCTATAGAGTGTCACGATCTTATGTGTAAGATAGGAGAGATTGTTGTTGTAGGTGGTGTTAGACGTTCAGCTATGATTTCACTGTCTAATTTAGATGATGACAGAATGAGACACGCTAAGTCAGGTTCATGGTATGATAGCACACCCTATAGAGCATTAGCTAACAACTCAGTATGTTACACTGAAAAACCTGCAATGGAAACTTTTATGCGTGAGTGGCTTGCTCTGGTAGAAAGTAAGTCAGGTGAACGTGGTGTGTTTAATAGACAGGCTTGTAAGGATGTAGCTAAACGTAATGGTAGACGTAACCCAGAGTTTGAGTTTGGAACTAACCCCTGTAGCGAAATTAGCTTAAGACCACATGAGTTCTGTAATCTAAGTGAAGTAGTTGTTAGAGCTACAGATGATATAAATTCATTAGTTGAAAAGGTTAAGATAGCTACTATAATAGGAACTATACAATCTAGTTACACCAAGTTTCCTTACTTACGTAAAGTATGGGCTAATAACTGTGAAGAGGAGAGACTTCTGGGAGTCAGCTTAACTGGCATTATGGACAACCCACTTATGACTAAAGCCAACTCAGGACTAGATAAAACCTTAGATACACTAAGGCAAGTATCTATAGACACTAACAAGGAGTGGTCTAGTATTTTAGGAATACAACAGTCTACTGCTACTACTTGTGTAAAACCTAGTGGTACAGTAAGTCAAATGGTTGATAGTGCGTCAGGTATTCATGCTAGGCATAGTCCTTACTATATTAGAACTGTAAGAGGAGACAACAAAGACCCACTAACTAAGTTTATGGTAGATCAAGGTATACCTTCTGAGCCTTGTGCAATGAAACCAGATAATACTACAGTGTTTAGCTTTCCTGTTAAGTCTCCTGATAACTCTGTATTTAGAGATGACATGACTGCTATTGAGCAACTAGAGTTGTGGTTAACTTATCAAAGGCATTGGTGTGAACATAAACCCAGTATAACAGTTAGTGTTAAAGAAGAGGAGTGGCTAGAGGTAGGTTCTTTTGTCTATAAACATTTTGATGAGATGAGCGGTGTGTCCTTCTTACCTTATGTAGATCACTCTTATGTTCAAGCACCTTATCAAGAGGTAGAAGCTGAAGGTCCTCTTAAAGTTGTTGTGTCTGAGTTTGACGATTCTATTACAGAAAGGCATCATACATACGAAAGTTTATTATCTATTATGCCTAGTAAGATTGACTGGTCTAAACTATCTGATTTTGAAGTAGAGGACACAACTAGATCAAGTCAAACCTTTGCTTGTACAGGAGAAGTGTGTGAAATGGTAGATATTAGTTCATAGACACTTGTATTATCTAAAATAGTTCTTATATAATTAATACCCACTAGTGGAAATAAGGAGTAAGTATGGCTAAATGGTCTGAAAAAGAGTGGAAACCCGACACTAAGAAAAAGGATAATGTGAATCACCCACCTCATTACGGAAACGGAAAGATAGAGTGTATAGACTACATACAAGATTTCTTAAGTGATGAAGAGTTTATAGGATACCTACGTGGGAATATAGCCAAGTATATGCATAGATGGAGATACAAGAATGGGATAGAAGATTTACAGAAAGCACAATGGTATAATAACAGACTCATAAAATTTTATATGGATAGAGTTCTGTCACTGACAAAAGATAAACAATAAAAAAAGCCCCTGTACCAACTAAGGTATAGGGGCTTAATTATTTTAAATGTATGTTATTCTTAAGGGTATTTTTTCCAGTTTAACTCCCAGTGAGGTCCATCTGGAAAGCTCTTCCAGTCACCACCCCAATCAATACTAACCTTAAGTTCTTTTGCGGCCTTCTTCATAGCCTTCTCTATAGGGTCAAAGTCTTCCCATTCCCAAGAGATAGGCCAAGGTGCTATATCAACAGCATGACCTGTTAGGTGTCTTGAGTTCATTGTGGTGCTTTTACCAGTCTTAACAAGCTCTCTTTGCCTATCAATATTTCTAACACCCTCAATTACAGTGAAGTCTCTTTCAGTAATCTCTATCGCTCTTTGTATTACATCCTGTAGATCTGGATTAACACCTGATAGATTTTGTAGACTTCTTTGTCCTAACTCGTATCCCATTATTTCTTTCCTCCGAATATTTTAGTTGCAGATCTTATACCAAAACTTGCGGCTATAACTACACCAAGGGAATATGTGTACCACTGAGGAGCTTGACCTAAAGCAATAAACCCTGCTTCTGCAATATCTCTACCCCAGTCACCACAGAAACTTAAAATAAATGGTCCCGACAAAAGTAGAACTAGATATTCGTCTTTCCATGAGCTTTGTGTAGCTTTCATAGCTTCAAGATCCCAGTCAATTTCTCCTGTAGCAATCTTTAGATCTTTGGTAGCTTTTGCTTTCTGAGCGGCTGTTTTACCTTCGATCCAAGAACCTGCTAGTCCTGCAACTGGTCCAACTATGTTTCCTAATATACCCAACATCAGTTATTACACTGACATTTATCACAACAGTTGCAAGGCATAGCTAGTATTGCACGTAGTACACGATTAAGATAAGACATTACTCTGCTCCACCTTTTTCTTTTAATACAATACCAAAGATACCACCAACTATACCTGCCCATGTTAATATAGGCATAGTAAACAAGATACCTAGTCCTACTCCTGCAAGTGCAAGTGCTAGATATGTTGTAGGCTCTTTAAGTCTTCCAGTAATCCAATCCATAGTTATTTCTCCTATTTAAAAGTAATAGCAACACCAACTGATAGGTCACTATATTTAAAGTCTTTGTCTAAAGATAGCTCTGAGTAAGCAGATAAGTTATCACTTATAGCCATAGTACTCTTGACAGATGCACCAGAGATATTAAAAGAATCTGAACTTGAATATCCCCAGTCTAATGCAGGTCTAATAGAGAGTCTTGAAACATTAGCTGTAACACCAATATCACCTGACCACTTTTTCGTCTTAAGACCATACTCGACTGATGCGTCTGGTTTTATTAGCGACATAATGCTACTTCTCGCAACACCTTCAGCTTGTGCGTAAGCTGATGATAGAGCAATAATAACACCTGCAATAAATAGTTTTCTCATATATTTTATCCTCTTATTTATTTTGACTTGTTTTAGTTTTACTTAAAGCTGTAGCACCCATGAAACCTAGTACTACACCCATCTGTGCTACAAGAAAGGTATTAAGAAAACCCGATGCTGATTCCATTCGAGGTATATTAATAATGGGTGTAAGTAATATTATAACTGTAACTATTGTTGTACCCATAGCTAACCAAGCCATAGTACGTTGTGTATCCATCATCTTGTCTTCATTTTCTAAACGAATCCATCTTTCGTGACGGTCTAATTCTTCATCAGTAATAACACCATCACCATTTGAATCGGCTACGGCATATTTACTATCTACTTGTAATTTTTTAGGTGACATTTTTACCTTTCATTCTTAATACGTGTTCATTATAACTTATGCCTAACTCTTTAGCTCTTTTTACTCTAAGTTTAACTACCATTAAGTCTGGACTTTTCCAAAACTTTTTTACGGCTTTATCCCATAAAAACTTTTTATATGCTAAATCTTTATTGTCAGAAGGTTGCCATATATCAGATAATACTGGCCCACCATTATGTCCTAACATTATACTTCTTCTCCATAAGGATTAAACTTAAAGCACTTAGCTTTTACATAGTGGCCTGTAGTCAGTAAACTTTTTGCCATAGGTATTATTTGTTCTTCACATTGTATTTCTGACTGAAACAAGTGATCTCTTCGTACCATTACATCACATGAAGTAGCGTCTGTAGGTACTGCACAGTATAGTATTATAGCGAGAAACATTAGTTTCCAACCAGAGGGTTATCCAAAGCCTCCTGTAGTCTTGTACCTAATCTCTCTTCTAGTTTAGTCATAGCTTCTTCTATACGACTTTCTGTTTCTCGCATTGTATCTCGTACATCTTTTTCTGTCTCACGATTTAGTGCTTCTACTTCTCGCATAGATGCTATTGTATCTTTTTGTAACTGGTTCATCTCATCAATAGCATTCTGAACTTCGTTACGTATCTTATCTACATGACCTTCTACAGTCATTATATCTTCACGTAGATTGTTTTTAATATCACGAGTGTAGTCTATAGCTTCATCTAGTTTAGTCTGTGTTAAAGTATTCTGAGCTGTTATTGTGTCTACATCTATCTCTTGGATAATCTCTTTCATGTCCATGTAGTCTTTATAGAACTCAAAGCCGCCCCACAGACCACCACCAAGTGCCGAAACGATTGGTACGAGTAGCATGAGTCTGCCACCTTTTATCTTTGCACCTGCTATCTCTACCTCTGCCATACTACACCTTAGTTTTCAAATGAGAGACTTCTTAACTGATTAATCTCTTGCTGTAACTTCATTACTTCTAGTTCTTTTTTCTGTAACTCTAACTCATACAGTCTGTTACAATCTATTCTTGACTTAACTCTTTTACCTAACGGTATTATTATTCTACTGTAAACACCTATATCACCTGTCTTAGTATTATCTGTAGATATAGTTCCACCCTGTATTATGCCTGTAACTCCAAACTCCCACTGTGTAGCTGATCCTATAGCATTACTGCAATCTAATTCTCCTGCCCTAAACTTGTCAGCTTGGTAACTCATACTAGAATTAGGAAGAGATAAACTTAATGAGTTAGACGTTGAGTCTGCTAAACTAAAGTTATAACAACAACAAAGAATTATAATAAGAAGAACTCTCATTGTGTTTTCTTTATCTTACTACATATCCTAGAAGACACTAAAGTAGCTTGTTTATTACTCTTAAATACTTTTGACTCAGTGCATATGTATACAGCTTTATCTAAGTCGTTAGATCTTATGTAAACATCAAATAGTTTTCTTTTATTATGTTTTACCTGTATTACTTTTGAAGTAGAAGCAAAAGGTAAAGGTTTCCAATCATCTGTATAGACTTGTATAGAATAGTACTCTATACCTTCCCTTCTATTGAAGAGCTTCATTTTAGTTACGTGTACACCATCTATGTAAGATGACTTTAATGTCGGATAAGTCGGGGTCATTTCATGTGCGTTACTATGAAGGCTTAAACATGAAAGAAAGGCCAACGCTAATGTTACTTGGCGATACATTCCGCTACTATTAAAGCTGTATAATTACCTGCTGGTAATGCTTTTGTTGACCCATAACTTGCAGTAGATTTTACAGTAAACCATGTAGAACCTGCTAATGTCATATTAAACTCTGTAACATTGTTATATGTAACTTTAGCCGCTTCATAAGCTGACATACCTGCTACACCTACTTGACCTACAATAGTACTTCCTGTCCAAGCTACTGCATCAGTCAGTGTAGGGCTAGATGAAAAGCTGTTAGGATGTGTAAACTTTGTCTTATAATAGTCTGCTTGTGCTACATCAACTCTAATAGAAGCATGAACACCTCCATCAGAAGATTCTGTACTAAGTTTGTAAGGTAATGGATGTCCATAAACACCATTAGTTTCAGTCCATATAGAACACTTAGGTTCTACTACACCATTAATAGGTGAGTCAACTGCCATTGCAGAGGTAGCTGACATTAGTAATGCTATCGTTGCTAATCTCTTAATCATAATATCTCCGATTATTTATCATATTGAGAACGTACTATTGTTCTATGTAGTTTATCTTGTGCTAAATTTCTTAATGCTTTAGTATTATCTTTTATTTCTGCGTCTTTTAATTCTATACTATCTTCGTAAGTACCACCTTCTATAGTTGCACCATAGTAACTATCTAGTGTGCCTGTAGAAGCTAACTGTTGCATCATAGCAAGTTGTTGCATTGGGTTAGCTATTTGTTCTGCCGCTCCAGCTACAGATAAAGCTCTCTCCATCTTTAACTCTTCTTGTTCTTCCTCTTTAGCCTTCTCTTCTTTCTTAGCTTCTTCTTCTTTCTGTTCAGCCTTACGATCTAATTGAAACTTTACCCATTCATCATAATATGGATCATCTATATCAGGTTCATTATCTATTAAGTTGTTATCTAAAAGGTATTTATATAAAGCACTCTCATAGTCTGGACAGCTAGGATCTGCTAACGGTATAAAGCAAGGATCAAATCTGTAGTTATATGCTACAATAACATCACTGAGTGTTGCATCTCCTGTTACGCCTATACTTCCATCACCCCAACGAGTTCCTAAAGAAGGTGTAACAACATCAAATCCTATCTTAGTATTACTAGGTAGTTGATCCCAGTTATCATGTCTTTCGTATATGTTACCTGACCCACTAGCATTCTTATTAACTATAGAAACTGTAGCATCTGCACTTGATTCTTTAGTGATTGTATACTTATGAAAGATTCCCTGTACTTCTAAACCTGCTTCTGGAGGAAGTATTTTTGACATATCCCAAGTATTTACATACTTAGCTACATTATCTGTTCTTCCATATAGTAGCTCAGAGGATAAATAAGAGGGCAAGCAACAGCCCACCAACAGCACCAGCACCTGTAGCTGTACTCTTCGTATCTTCATCCCATTCTTCTTTCTTACCTGTCTTAGCATCAGGTATTAGATGAGGGTTATTGTTCCATGCGTCTTTAGCTGGCTGACCTACAAGACCATCAAATGGACATGGTGTTCCAGCATTCATCATACTTTCAAATACTCTTTTGTCTTGGCAGAGTACAGATACTGCCGCAACCTTCATTCCCATATCATAGAGAACTTTAGCGTTCTTCAGTCTTTCACAGTTCATATCTCTAGTTGTAACACCTGCTGATATACCTAGTATCTGTGTCTGTACTGCACCTGACACACCTACTGTACATAAATCTGAGTTAGAGTTATTAATTGTAGGTGACATAGCTGAAGGTGGAGGTGACTTAACTGTAGTTTCTGATGTTAAATTAGAGTTAACTGTAGAGTTTGTATTACTGTTAGTCTCTATACAGTTAGCATTAGTAGCACTGTCACAACCTTCAGCATATACTTGTTTAGCCATCATTAACATAAAAACTACAAGTATTGCTATTCCTGTATATATAAAAAATGATTTCATAATTTACTTCCCATTAAAGCTCATCCATACAGCACCAGCTATAAATGTAAGTATAGCAACAGTTCCTATTTTAACAGTTGTATTCCATATAGACTTACGTGTATCTCTCCACGCATCCAGTAAAGATCTCATTTCTTGTATGTCTTTAGCTGCATTTTCATCAGTTAAACCTATGCTCTCTAAAGCACGTTTAGCTGACCTATCTAGCATTGCCTCTAGTTCCTCTGGAGAAATCTTTAAGTTTGACATTTATTATACCCCTTCAGTGGAAATAAAGAGTACCCCCATCAGTGGAAAATGAGGGTACATCAGTGGAAAATGATTTATTCTTCTTCTGTAGTTTCTTCTTTTTGTGGGCTTTCTATGTCTTGAATTAGCATATTTTCAAAACCCTTCTTGCCTACTTGTAGTTGATCGACATTAAATAAAGCACTACCAATCTTACGATCTAAATCAACAATATGATTAACTATAGTTTTTTGCTTTTCAGTCATAT